GAAAAAGTTTCACAAATAAAACAATTAAAATCTGGATATACTAAAAATATTAGCAATATTACAAATAGACCATCTGGGTTTGAACTTGGGTATTTTATTGGGGATTATAAATTTGATAATTCTGGAGATTTAGATATTTACAATGGAAGATGGTGTAAAACACCAGAATTCCCTGAGGGAACATATGCATATTTTTCATCAGTAGATATTAACCCAAATAATGAAATTATTGGAAGATATCCATATTTTATTGCCAATAATTATAGATCAAAGAGTGTAGAAATTAACAAGAATAATAGATTAAATCAATCTTTTGATTTTGAAAGTGTCTCTTTATTGAGAAATACTTTCCCATATGGAACATATGACGAGTATTCAACCTATGATTTTTATCCAAGTAAAGACAATTTACTAAATCAGCAATGTAAAATCACAAGTATCACAAAAGGTGGTATTGAATCGGTAGAAATACTTTCTTCTGGAGATGGATTTAAAGTAAATGATGAGATATATTTTGATACTGACTCTTCTAATGGCGGTTATGGTTTAGAGACAAAGGTTTCTAGGATTAAAGGGCAAGGTATTACTAGTATAGACAATAGTTCTAAAGTCTATCTAAACGCTAAAATATATCCAAATTTTGCAAATAATGCAAGTATTGTTATTAATCCTAGTCATGAAATAAAAAATAATACTAAAGTAACTGTATCTGGTCTAACAAGTTCTTTTGCACCACTTAATGGTGATTACTTTGCCAAAGTAAAAACACACTATACTAATCTAGATGGTTCTATACCGACATATTCTGCCGGAATTGTAACTGACATACAATTATTATCATATCCAAATTTAGTTTCTATTGGAAGTTCTCTTAAGATTAAAACTGTAAGTTCTACAACATATGATCAATATTTCACTATTTTAAATTATTATGAAGGTGAGGGTATTGTAAGATGTAAAAAAACTGGAAATTCTGGATTAAGTACTGATAGATCACTAGTAGAATTTTTACCAAATTCATTTGATATTGATTCAAAATCTGAGGCATTTAATTTAAAACCAAATTATAAGAGATATTTTAACCCACAACATTCTGTTGGTGTGGGAACTTTACCTGGATCTTATTTTACAAGGTCATTTTATGTTGGAAATAATTATATAACCAAGGATATTCCAACACAAAGTATTTACATCCCAAATCATGGATTAAAAACTGGACAAAAAGTTCTTCTTGAGCGCCCTTCTTCTGGAGCAGCCTCTCTATTAGTGGGCAATGATCCTTATGTCACATTTACATTATTAAGTTCAACTGAAGAAGAAGTATACATTATTAATAAATCTGATGATTATATTGGAATTGTAACTGCTGTAGGTCTTACAACAACATCCAATGGATTGTATTTCCCCAATAATGCATTTGCTGGAAGTGATAATTTTGAATATACGATTAATACTTTGTATGATGAATATCTATGTAGAATAGATCAAAGTGTAGCAACAGTTTCAATATCAACATACCATAACTTGAAAGATAATGATCTAATAAATTTAGAGGTTATTCCTAGTCAAAATGTTGGAATAGGTAATAGTGATTATATTAATCTAAAATATATTTCCAATATTGATGCCATATCAGTAAAAGAATTATCTTTTACTCCATCTGATGTGGATATTAGTCAAAATAGTATAAGCATTACAAATCATGGATTAGTAAGTGGAGATAAGGTATATTATATTTCAACATCTACTCCATCCGGAATAAGTTCTAGTGTATATTATGTCAATAAAATTAATGTCGATACTATAAAATTATCAGAAACATTCAAAGATTCTACCAATAAACCAGCAAGAACTGTTAATATTTCTTCTCAGGGAATAGGTACACAAGCATTATCTCTAATTCAACCAGAAATTCATATAATAGGTAGAAACAATTTAGTATTTGACTTAAGCGACTCCTCTTTGGAAGGATATAATTTTAATATTTACTACGATAGTGACTTTAAAAATGAGTTTGTTTCCTCAGCATCAACCAATACAGTAAGTACATTCTCTGTTATTGGCATTGGGACAGTTGGTGTATCAACAAATGCATCATTAACATTGAAATATGACCAAAATAATCCAAATAATTTTTACTATACCCTTGTAGATTCTTCTTTAGATAAAATCAACTCACTAGTTGATAGTAATAGTCCATCAAAAATATCATATCTTAGCAGTAATTATTCAGGAACCTATAGTATTTTTAATGCTCAAGATGAAACATTTGATGTTTATCTAAATGAGATTCCTGAGAAAAATTATTATGAACAAAATGATTGCCATACATTAAAATATACAACAAATTCTACAAATGCAATTGGTGCTGTAGAAAAGATTTCTGTTACAAATCAAGGAGATCTTTATAGTGATTTGCCATACTACTCCAAAACAAATTCTGCAAATGGTAAAAATTTATCAGTTTTAGCAAAATCAAGTAAAATTGGTAAACTTATATCAAAGCAAATTTTAAACAGTGGGTTTGAATATTCTCTAGATCCAACACTAAATCCATCTTTAAACTCTTCACAGAATTGTTATTTTAAAGATTCATACTATTTGAAACAAGTTAAAGTGTTAGATGGAGGTAAAAATTATCCATCTCCACCAACACTATTGCTCATTGATAGTACCACAAAGAAAGAAGTTGGAGGTGGATTAATAACACCGATTATGTCAGGATCTGGTACTGGAAATGCTAGTATATCTGAGGTAAATATTGAAGTTACTCCACAAGGATTATCAGTTACACCTACAACTGTTGTTGCCGTCAATAATTCTAATGGTATAAGAATTGATAGAGTTACTTCCAGCACATCTGGAATAATGACTTGTATTTTGAAAACCCCAATTTTAGGATTTGCTGAAGATCCATTTGCAGAAGGCGATAAAGTTTTTATTGAAAATATTGATATTTTAGATGGAACTGGTATTGGATTTAATTCAAAAGATCATGGTTATAGTTTCTTTGATGTAATTAGTTATACTGCAGATTCAGATCCTGGTGAAATGGTAATTAAAATACCAACATTATATGGAAATCCAGGTATAGCAGTAACATTCCAAATTGATACTTTTGCATCCATTATTAAAAGTGATAATTATCCTACATTTAAAGTAACTCAAGATCTTGGTATCTTTATTGACGGTGAGGGAATTTCAATAGTTCAAACTGATGGTAGTGTAGTTGAAACTGATTTAGTAGTTAAAAAATCTACAAAGAATTATTTAAAATTATTTGGTGATTTTGAGATCTCCAAAGATACTAAGATTAGAGGAACTGTCTCTGGATCAATAGCTACCATTTATAAAATAACAAATGTGGATGGTAAATATGATGTTTCTGGCACAAGACTTGTAGAATATGGATGGAAATCTGATTCTGGTAAATTAAACTTAGATACACAATTTATTCCAGATAATGACTACTATCAAAATCTCTCATACACAATAAAGAGTGAAAAGACATGGGAAGAAATAAAAACTCCAGTAAATTCAATTGTACATCCAATAGGAACCAAAAACTTTGCCGATACTCAAATTCAAGGAAAAGTATCTAATATAGTTGGAATTGGAACAACATCAGAATCAACACTCGATATTATACAGATATTATCATCACAATCTAGAGTTGATACAATTAAAAATTATGACATTGTAAGAGATTATGATCCAACATCAACATCCTCGAAATTTGTGGAATTTGCTAATGTACAACTTTCCGATTTCTTTGGTTCATCAACAAATAGAGTTTTAAACATTGATAACATTAGTCCCCTATTTTCAAGTTCTGATGATGAAAACTTGTTAAGCAAAGCACCCATAAAGGTACTGTCTCCAGATTTATCATACTATAAATTACTTGTTCAAATAAAAAGTACTCAAACCAATATTGATGCTGGTATTAATCATATTCAATTATCCGAAATTGTAACTATACATGATGGAATAGATACTGCATATTTCCTAGAAAAAACAGTATATTCGAATAAACTTGTTGGTGATGCACAACAATCTTATGGTGCAGTTGGAATAGAAGCTGATGAATATAAAAATTATTCTGTAGTATTCTATCCAGAAAATCCTTTTGATTATGATTATGAAATTAAAGTATTAGAAACTACACAAACTCCATCAAATATTACCACTGAAGATTATTTAAATTTACTATCATCTATAATTCTAAGCGATACTACCGTATTTAAAACTACTGATAGTAGTAAAAACATATTATCTTTAGACTCTAGCATTTACAATTGCTTTGTGACAGAATCTCATGTTGTTGATAGAACCAATAATACATCAAAATATGTTGAACTATTTGGAATTTATAGTGGTACAGGAACAGGTGTAGTACTATCAGAATTTAGTTATTCTGCAGATAATAATGATCTATCGTCAATGTCTGGAATAGGTACCTTTAATGCGACGATTGATGGAAGCAGCAATTTAATCCTATCATTTGAAAATTATACTAATAGTGAATTAAACATAAAAACAAAATCTTATATCTTTGGAGATTCTACTTTAGGAATATCCACATATAAATTTAAATCCTACTTGCAAGATGATGATTCTGTAAGAACAGTAAGAATAGACACTCCATCGTCTCAGACTGGAACTTCTTCTGGTATTGTTACTGTCAGAGAATATGATTCTGTATTGTTTAGTTCTGTAAAAACATTAGCAAGAGTTAGTATTGGAAATACAGTATCCTTACACCAAGTTGTAACTTTGCATGATGGTAATAATTCATTCATAACTGAGGCACCATTAGTAACCATAGGATCATCAATAGGTGCATTTAGATCATCATTATCTAATAATAATCTATGCTTAGAATTTGAAAGAAACTCGAATTATGAGACTTCAGATATAAGCATCTCACAAATAGATTATTCATTCTATAGTTTCTTAGATGAAATTAATATACCTCTCGAATTGAATATTTCTAACTTAGTAGAAACTCAGTCTATTGCAAGATATTATGGACTTAATTCACCAAATATTAATAGATTAAGTTTCCCACTGCTATACAATAAAACTCCAATTTTTGCTAAGAAATTTAATCCAAATAATGAGAACATTTTAAATCCAGATACTGGTGTCTTTACTATAAATGATCACTTCTTTAATACTGGTGAAAGATTAATTTATAGACCAAACTCCACATTTACTGGCATTGGATATAGTTCAATGCATATTCAAGCATCAACAGACATCTCTGGAGTAACTACTACAATTTTACCTAGCGATGTTTTTGCAATAAGAATTGATAATAGTAAGTTTAAATTAGCATCCAATTATAGCAATGCAAATCTTGGAATTGGAGTTACATTTACATATTTTGGTCTTGGAAATAGTCATGAACTTGAGATGTATAAAAAGAATGAAAAATCATTAATTACAATTAATGATTTAGTTCAATATCCACTAGCATATACTGGTATAGCACATTCATTATCTGACACTGATGGTAATGTTGGGTATGCAGATAGTTTCTTCAATTTAAGTGGAATAAGTTCTATCTCACCAATTGATATATTAAAAATTGATGATGAGTATGTAAAAGTTCTTAATGTTGGAATAGGAACTACCTCTGGTGTAATATCTTATCTTGATGGCGATTTTAACATAGTTGAAGTTGAGAGAGGATTCTTTGGAAGTATAGCAACATCACACACAAATCAAACTAAAGTTGATATCTACAGAGGTTCTTACAATATAAATGGTGAAAACATTTACTTTACATCACCCCCAAGAGGAAATATTGGGGACCTTGTAAGTAGAGATGAAAGAAATCTATTCTACCCCAGAGCAACATTTGGTGGAAGAGTGTTCTTGAGAAAAGATTATAGTACTAATCAGGTATTTGATGATATATCAAATAATTTTGATGGAAAAACTACAGATTTCAATATTACAAGATTGGGCGTATCTACGATAGGAATATCCACAGTAACTCAAGGTGGAAATGGTGTGGTTTTCATTAATGGAATATTCCAAACACCACTTACTGAGAATATTGTTGATTATAATTTCAATATGATTCAGGATTCAAATGCTGGAGTTACAACTTTAAGATTTAGTGGATTAAGAGATGCTTCTGATGATAGTCTTACAATTTCGGAGTCTGATGTTAATCAAAATCAACTACCAAGGGGTGGAATTATAGTATCTTTAGGATCAACTTCTGGACTTGGATATGCTCCTCTTGAGGGTGCTAGAGTTCACTTCAATGTTGATGTAAATGGAGTAATTCAAAACCCAGTTGTTTCCGCTGCAACCACTGGTAAGGAAATTGGATTTAGTACAGTATCATATAATAACCAAACTGGTGTACTATCTGTAAAATCTACAACTTCTGATGTCTATAAAATAAAAGAAGTAGATTCAAATCAAGTTAAATTGGTTGGATTGGCATTTACTTGTAACAGTAATCCTGGAGTTACATCTTATTTCCCATCTCACAACGATCCTTTTGATATTATTGGCATAGGAACAGATTCATTTACTCTTAATGTTGGTATTAGTACTCTTGAACATTATTATGTTGGTTTTGGTACCGCATACGTCTGGTTAGATAATTTAACTTTTGGTTCTGGTTATAAGAATCCATTATCATATGCAATTAGAGATGCTGCTGGAGATTATGTACACAAATTTGTCAGCGCCGATGAAGATGCAGTATATAATGGATCTGATACATATGAACCAGTATTTGCAGAGTATAATCCAAAGACTGGAAGTTTATTGTTGAGTATAGAGGATCATGGATTAACTGATAGTGATACTGTACAAATTAAAACAGGATCAATTATATTCACATGCTCATCTGATGGTGATGAGGTACAAATTGCATATCCAAGGGCAACAGATCCCGTTGCTGGAATTGCAACAGATATTACCGCATACACTACAAACAGTATAACTGTAAATGTTGGTTCGATGATTGGATCTGGTGCAAATCTAGACATTACTGTTGGTGCAGGTGGAACATTAGCATTTAATGTTACTGATGGTGGAAGTGGATACGTGAGACCAGTTTTAGATTTAGAACCTCCAACATATGAAAATCTAGAAGTTATAGGAGTTTCTAGACTTTCTGTTGGTCTTACAACACAAACTGGAATAGGAATGCTTGTAAATGTTGAAGTTGGACCAGCAGCGGGAGTTTCTACTGATGGAACCGTTGGTATTGGGTCTACATTATTTGAAGTATCCTCATTTGATGTGATAAGATCCGGATATTCATTTAGAAGAGGTGATGTTCTTACTGTGGTTGGTTTAGTTACTGCCTCAGGATTATCTGAACCAGTAAATGAATTTAGATTATTTGTTTTAGACACATATTCTGACAATTTCTCATCTTGGCAATTTGGAGAATTGGATCTCATAGATTCAATTAAACCTTATCAAAATGGATCTAGACAACAGTATCCATTATATTATAATGGTGATTTGATATCTTTCCAAAAAAATACTGACAATGTAGAATCTGAATCCATTGATTTTAATTCTCTATTAGTGATATTTGTAAATGGAATATTGCAGGAACCAGGAGTTGCGTATGAATTTAATGGTGGAACTAGCTTTAGATTTTTAACAGCACCAAAAGTTGAAGATGATGTTCAGGTGTATTTCTATGTTGGTACTTATGGGGAAGATTCTTCATTAGTTCTTGTAAATGAAAGTATTAAACCAGGAGATCAACTTCAAATTAAATCTGATAATGAATTATTATCAGAAACTACAACTCAAGATATTAGATTAGTTTATGATATAGTTTCTACAGATGTGGTGGAAACAAATACTTATTTTGGTCAAGGTATTGATTCTCAGAATTTAAGACCTGTGGATTGGATTAAGCAAAAAGAAGACCTCGTTATTAATGAAATTTTCTATTCAAAATCTAGAGATTCTTTAGAACCACAAATTTATCCAACTGCGAAAGTGATAGGTGATTTTAGTAGTACCGATGGTACAATATACTTGGATAATGCAGAATTCTTTGATTATGAAGGTACAGCATCAATAGATAAATTGGATCTTATTGTGGTTCCATATCAAGAATCTAATATTATTGGAATTATTACAGCAATTGTTTCTGCTGCAGGAACTATTTCATCATTTGATATTGTTAATGCTGGTTTTGGATACACATCTTTGGTACAAATTAAAGTTTCAAATCCATTTATAGGAGTTGGTACTAATAGAAGTTGGTATACTGCTGGTATTAGTACAGTAACTAGCGATGTTGGTATTGGTACAACAGCAACTGCATCTCTAACAATAGTTAATGGTTCTATAGAAAGTGTTAGTGTTGTTAATCCAGGTTCTGGATATACAAATACAAATCCACCACAAGTTGTAATAGAGTCTCCAGAATTTGAGAAGGAAATACTTTCTCAAGCTAATGTTGTTAATGGTCTTAGTGGATCTATTGTTGGAATTGCAACAACAACTGTGTCTGGAACTGGAATTGCAATAGAATTTACATTATCAGCAACAAATGACGACTTTACAGATCTGTCTGCAGGAATTCCAATTTATATTTTTGATACTGCTGTTGGAACTGGACTGACTACAATTGACCAAAATGAATCTGACACTATAGGAATTTCTACAGAATATCTAGATTGTGTTTATAAGATACAGTCTGTAAATACTCTAACTGGAATTATAACTTGCAATATATCCAATCAAACTAACATCATTGGAATTGGTACTACTGGAACTAAAGAAAATCCTGTAGGCAAATTCTCATTTGGTAAGATTAGTGGATTTACAAGATCATCAAACCCAGTATCAATTGCAGTGACATCTTTAACTGTTAGTGGACTATCCACATACCCCACAGTACAAAGAAGAAATTCTGGATTGAGAGACACTGGATCTCTTAGAAAATAGTTATAAATAGTAGAAAAAATGGTTTAAAATGTCTGCTTTTGTTACGGATCAATTTAGAATTTTAAATACAAATAATTTTATTGATTCTATTACAGATGAAACTGATTATTATTATGTATTTGTTGGATTAAGTAATCCTTCTTATGCTGGATTTGGAAGAAATGAAAATTGGGATGGTGCTGAAGGTGTATCAGCTTCCGATGCAGTTCTTCCAAATCCAACGGATAATTTAGATTATCTTACTCATTATGGTGATACTTTACAATATGGTAAGAGAGTAATACCTCAAAATGTAAGAAGATGTATTAGAAAAATTGAATGGAAGCAAGGTACAAAATATGATATGTACCGACATGATTATAGTGCAAATAATAGAAGTGCAGTTACAAATAGATCAAGACTTTATGATACAAATTATTATGTAATTAATAGTTTGTATCAGGTTTATGTTTGTATAAGTAATGGATCTACAGGATCTAATCCTACGGGTAATGAATCCCAAGATGAACCACTATTTACAGATTTAGAACCATCAAAACCAGCTGGTACTAGTAATGATGGATATATTTGGAAATATCTATTTACAGTTCCACCTACAGATATTGTAAAATTTGATTCTGTTGAGTTTATTCCTTTACCTAATGACTGGAGTACATCAACAACTACACAAATTGAAAACATTAGAAATAATGGAAATTCGGATTTAAATAATAATCAAATCAAATTTGTATATATTGCAAATTTGGGTAGTGGTGGATATCAATCTGGAGAAGTTGATATCTTAGGTGATGGTTCTGGGGCTAGAGTTTTTATTGATGTCAATAATAATGGACAGATAACAAAAACAACAGTAACTTCAGGTGGATCTGGATATACTTATGGGATTGTTGATCTAGGACCTCTCCAGCAAACACAGAATTTTGTTCAACCAGCAAAATTAATACCAATAATTCCACCGTCAAAGGGACATGGATACGATTTGTATAGAGAACTTGGTTCTGATAAAGTACTAGTCTATAGTAGATTTGATTCTTCTACAAAAGATTTTCCTGTAGATTGTAAATTTGCCCAAATTGGAATTTTAAAAAATCCCCTTAATTTTGTTTCGGATAATGCATACACAAGTTCAACATTTTCTGGACTATATTCATTAAAAGTAACTATTGACGGTACTAACCTTCCCAGAGTGGGAGAAATAATCACACAACCAGTTACTGGTGGAAATGCTTCTGGATACGTTGCATCGTATGATAATGAGACTGGTGTTTTAAAATACTTTAAGGATAGATCTTTATATTATAATGCATCTACTTATGATCAAACTGATTATGTTGGAATATCAACTGATTCGAAAAATTTAGATTTTTCTGGAACTGGTGTGGTCAGTGGAAAAGAAAGTGGATTTACAGCATCCATTGACACCACATTCAGTCAATCCACATTAACTGTAAATAATAAATTAATTAATTTGGATTGTAGTTTTACATCTGGGGTATCAAAACCTGAAATAAATAAAACATCTGGAGATATTATTTTTATTGATAACAGACCTTTAGTAACAAGAAACTCTAGACAAAAAGAAGATATTAAAATCATTCTAGAATTTTAAACAATGGCACAAAAAACAAATTTCAACATCAATCCATATTTTGATGATTTTAGTGTTGATAAAAATTATTACAAGGTTCTTTTTACGCCAGGAAGACCTATACAGTCTAGAGAATTAAATACGATTCAATCTATTTTACAAAATCAGATTGAATCTTTTGGAAGTCATATATTTAAAGAAGGATCTATGGTGATTCCTGGTGGAATTCACTACGATCCAGATTACCACGCTGTAAAATTAAATCCCACTTCCTTTGGTATAGATATAAGTTTATATATTGAAAAATATTTAGAAAAGAAAATAACAGGACAATCTTCTGGTTTAACTGCAACTGTTAAAAAGGTAGTCCTTCCTAATGATGATGTTGAAGATATTACCTTATATGTAAAATACTTAGAATCTGGCAATAATTTTGAGTTCTCAACATTTTTAGATGGTGAGACATTATTATCAACAGAATCTATAACCTATGGTGTAAACAATACTATAATCTCTGCAGATTCTCCATTTGCATCATTAATATCAGATAATGCAACTGCAGTAGGATCTTCTGCATCTATAGAAAATGGGATATATTTCATAAGAGGATCTTTTGTATCTGTAGAGAAACATTCTATAGTACTAGATTACTATACAAATCAATCTTCATATAGGGTTGGATTAAATGTATCTGAGCAAATAATAACCGCAAAAGATGATTCAACTTTATATGATAATGCTAATGGATTTAACAATTTTTCAGCTCCAGGAGCAGATAGATTTAAAATAAAATTAGAGTTAAGTAAGAAACCATTAACCAATTTTAATGATACAAATTTTGTTGAACTTTTAAGAGTTGAAAATGGCATTCTAAAAAAATTAGAGTCCAATACAAATTATAATCTAATTAAAGATTATCTAGCACAAAGAACTTATGATGAATCTGGAAATTATACCACAACTCCATTCCAAGTTTCATTAAATACATCTTTAAATAATTTAATTGGAAATAATGGAAAATATTATAGTGGTGATTTAACTTCAGAAGGAAATACACCTTCTGATGATTTAATGTGTGTTACTGTAAGTCCAGGAAAAGCATATGTTAAAGGATATGATGTTGAAAAAACTATAAGTACTGTTATTGATGTAGATAAACCAAGAGATACACTTAAAATTAATGATGTCTTAGTCCCATTCGATATGGGAAATATCATTAGGGTTAATAATGTTTATGGATCACCTGTTTTAAAATCCTCAGTAACATTTTACAATGAAAGAAGAGGTGCATCTAGTTCACCATCTGGTGAACCAATTGGTAATGCAAGAGTATATCTTTTCAAAGTAACTGATGCTCCTTATGAGACAAATAAAACAAATTGGGACCTATATCTGTATGACATTAAGTTATATACAGAATTGATATTGGGAACTACACTATCATCATCGCAAATAAAAACATCATCTAGAATTGTTGGACAATCTAGTGGTGCAATTGGATATGCAATTAGTGATGGTAATGGTACAAATAGAGTACTAGTGAGGCAAGAGTCTGGTACATTTATTAGAAATGAAAATATAATTATTGATGGAAATGATGCTATTGGTAGAAATATCTCATCACTAAGAAAATTCACATCAAAGGATATTAAGTCTGTATATGATGGATCTGGTTCTACTGTCTTTTTAGCAGATTCTGTATTAGAAGCAGAACTTGTGCCAGGATTTAATTCATTAGATACTGTCACCATTAATTCATCCACTCTTACATCATCAAAACCATTATCTGGAATAACAACAAATACACTTATTTCATATAAAAAACCGGGTGATTCTTTAGAAACTTATAATTTTGTAACTGCTGTTAATCCAAATACTTTAACATTAACAACTACTACTGCTATAACAGATGTAAACAATGGTACTTTATCTGGTAGTGAAATAGATGTTAGATTCAGAATTTTAAAATCATCTATAAAAAATCCAGAAAAATCTTATCTATATTCAGTTTTACCAAATAATAATATTTCAACTGTTGACTTAGATGGTTCAAGATTAAATTTTTCTGCACAAGCAATTTTAAATAGTTTAGTATCTTCAAATACAGTAACTTTAACCACTACAAACTTCACTCTTCCAGGAAATTCTTCAACGATTAAATTTAATACCTTTGATCCTGAAAGATATTCTATCCATTATACAGATGGTACTACTGAAGCATTAACAAAAGATCAAGTTGTTTTTAGTAGTGATTATACATCAGTAACTTTCAATAATATTTCAAATAAGACCATTTATTCCGTCATTGCGTCGTTTGTTAAGACCGGAATACAGAGTAAAGTTAAAATACATAAAAAGAGTCAAATATTAGACATATCATTATCAAAATATGAAAGATCTGGAATAGATGCTAATTCTTCTGCAAATGATGGTCTTACATATAATCGTTTTTATGGTTTAAGGGTACAGGATGAAGAGATATGCTTAAGATATCCAGATGTATCAAAAATTATTGCTGTATATGAATCAGTAGGATCTGAGATTACATTTGATAAGTTAGTATTTTCATCAATATACAATGTCCATAATAATGCTATTATTGGTGAAAATATTGTAGGTAAAACTTCTGATAGTGTAGCTAGAATAGTTGCAAAAACAACTAATACTATTGAAATAGTATATTTGAATAAAAATAAGTTCCAAGTTGGTGAAACTGTTAGTTTTGAAAATAGCAATCTTGAAGTTCCTATAGAATCGGCAACATTTGGTTCATATAAAGATATAACATCTGCATTTAAGTTAGATAAAGGGCAAAAAGATGAGTACTATGATTATTCAAGATTAATAAGAAGTAAGAACCAACCAGAACCATCTAAAAAAATAAAAGTAGTATTTGATTACTACGATGTATCATCTAGTGATACTGGAGATTTATATAGTGTTGCTAGTTATTTTAGAGATGATTATGGTTTTAGTATTCCTAATGTTGGAAGATACAATGTTAAAGCCTCAGATATTTTAGACTTTAGACCTAGAGTATCATATTTTAGTGCTTCCACTTCCTCACCATTTGACTTTTCATCTAGAAATTTTGGATCTTCTCCAAAAGTAATTATAACACCAGATGAAGCATCTTTAATATCATATGATGTCTATTTACCAAGAATTGATAGACTATATCTAGATGCAAATGGTTCATTCAAGGTAGAAAGGGGCATTTCATCTTTAAATCCAAGGCAACCTAAAAAATCAACAGATGTTCTTGAAGTGGCATCTATCATATTACCACCATATCTTTATAAAACTTCGGATGCAATAATCCAAATGGTGGATAATAAGAGATACACCATGAGAGATATTGGTGCAATGGAGGATAGAATTGAAACTTTGGAAGAAGTAACTTCTCTATCACTATTAGAACTGAGTGCACAATCTTTCCAAGTCAAAGATTCTGATGGAATAGATAGATTTAAAACAGGATTCTTTGCAGATTCTTTTACCAATGATTCATTAATAAATCTAGGTTTATCTTTATGCCAAATTGATGAAGAGTCAAATGAAATGACTCCATTGATAAGTAGAAATGCAGTTCCAAATAAAGTACTAACTGAAAATGCTATTAGTTCATCAGAATATGATAGTTCTGTTGATTATAAACTATTAGATTCTAGAATTAAAAAAACATCTCAAGTAGCAACATTAGATTACAAGAACAGAGACTGGATTGAACAATCACTCGCAACTAGAATTGAAAATGTAAATCCCTTCCATGTTATTCAATATGTTGGTGATATTAGACTAAATCCATTCAGAGATACTTGGATTAGAACTGAAAGATTGGCGGATGAAACAATCAGACATTCAATCACATTAAATTTACAAAGTGTAGTAAACACAGAATCAGTAAATCTTGCTGTAAATAATAATGGTGTAACTCCAGGAAATGCTGGACTAGGTGAAAATCAATTTAGGGATACTTTCTTAAACCTTAATATGGATACGGGCCCTGTTCGGACCGAAAGAAGTGTATCTAGTGATAGTCAATTTGCATCATCTACTGAAACTACTTTTGTTGATAGCGTAGAAGATCTCTTTATGAGATCAAGAAATACTCAATTCTCTTCATCCAATTTAAAAGCACTTACTAGATATTATCCATTTATAGATGGTCAGGGAAATATAGATGTTACTCCAAAACTATTAGAGGTTACTAATGACCTTGGATTGACAAGTGATGGTACAGAAGGAGTTTTTGAAATTGGTGAGACCGTTGTTGTTTGGAACAACAATGTTCAAATAATGAGTTTTAGACTAGCTTCCCCAAATCATAAGTCTGGACCATATAATAATCCAACAACAACTTATGATTTGAATCCTTATAATAAAGATGTTAGTATTCCAAGTGATTATAGTCAATCCTCAAGTATTTTAAACATAGACACTTTATCATTATCCGAAGACGCTACTGGTGAACTATATGGTGGTTATTTGGTAAAAGGATGTGTTTTAATTGGAACTTCAAGCGGTGCATCAGCATATCTTAAGGATATTAGGTTGATAACTGATATTTATGGAGATCTTATAGGAACATTCTTCCTAAGAGATCCAAATACACAACCACCACCAGTATTAAGAGTTCCAACTGGATTAAAAACATTTAAATTGTCATCAAGTCCAAATAATATTAATGGATTAATTGGCGATACTAATATCTCTTCGGCAGAATCAACTTATGTTTCTGAAGGTATTGTAAATAAAAAACGCCAAACAACTAGAATTACTGAAGTTAGTGCAAACCTAACAACCATTAATAACATCAGAACAAAAACTCTACATGCAGTTCGTCAAGAGTCAATTTCCACCATTCAAACACCAACACCTGTAATTAACAATATTACAAATGTTACTCAAATTATACAAAGACAAGCTCATGCCGATCCTTTAGCACAAACATTCTTAGTTGGAACTGC